CGTAAAGCAAGATTGTCTTGCAATTAAATTGGTAAAAAAACAAACTCATGAAATATGTATGGCTGCAGTAATGCAAGATGGATTGGCACTTCGATATGTAAAAAACCAAAGCCCGACAATATGCATGGCTGCAGTAAAGCAAAATGGATGGGCTCTCGAGGTTGTTAAAGAACAAACGCCTGAACTCTGTATAGCTGCTGTTAAAGATCAAACTCCTGAAATATGTATGGCTGCTGTTAAAGAAAACCCTTCATCCAATAGAAAGGAACTGACCATGGAAAATTTACACAGAATAGTGAGGTGCTCAGAATGTGGTGGGTATGTAAACTTGGGGGAAGTATGAACAATAAAACCCTTCATCCTATAGATATGTAGATAAAGAACTCTTGGAGGAAAAACATGAATAATACTGCACTTATAGCATTTAAAAGATTAAAATATATAATTATAAAAGATAGACAACAAAAGGAACATACGTTATGAATAGCATGAAAGATTTGTTTGGTGAAGCATTTAAACCAATTCCATTAAAAGATATAGAAAAAGAAAAGAAAAAGTTTGAGCCTATTCCTGAGGGCATTTATAAGGCCTTAATAATTGATACTATATTTAAACCTACCAGGAGAGGCGATGGAACTATATTAGCCATAACATTTAAAATAATAGAGAATGGAGAATATCATGGAAGGAAGATATTTGATAACTTAAATATCAAAAATCCAAGTGCAGTTGCACAAAATATAGCTAAAGAAAAATTGAGCTATTTATGCAATGCTATAGGAATGCCGGAGCTTGATGACATAGCTTTACTTATTGATAAAAAATTAGAAATTGGTCTTACAATTGAACCTGCAAAAGATGGATGGGAGGCTAAAAACAAAGTTATTTCATATGAATCTAGTGCTATAGACCCCGTCCGAACTTTGCCAGAGCCATCTATTGAAGATGATGATTTACCTTTTTAGTAAGGAATTTACCATGAAAAAAAAACAAATAATGAGGTGCTCAGAATGTGGTGGGCAAGTGATTGCAATCTCACATGTAAGATTTCATAAAAATGGTAAAACTTCCGGAGAATATAGATGCATGTGCTGCAAGAGAGTTAAACCGTATTTTAATATCAATTATGAGCTTATAAAAGATATGAGCATTTATTATGATTCTACTATAAATATAAACTGGTACCCACAAGGAGTAAATCATGCCTATAAATAATGAGAAAGATATTATGTTGTTATGTGTTATTAGAATGTATGAACGTGTATTTGGAAGAGAAAGTATAGAAAGTAAAGAATATAAAAAAGCTGTTTCTGAATTTAATAAACTCTATGTGGAGTTTGAAAGAACTGAATCACCATTAACGCTTGCGAAAATTACTTCTAATATAGGGTTATTTACTATTAAAGAAGAAGGGAAAGAAAAGCATAAAAAAACACTTGAGAAAAACAATGTATGATAATGATTCAAATATTGCTCTTTTTTTCTTTTGTTTAATTTTTTTATTTATAGTATCAGGAATAATATTTGAAATTGTAAAATTTTTTATACTAATTAAATTTGGTTCTGTAATATTGCATAAGGTATTGCATTAAAATATAGAAGTAGTGTTTACTCTATTATAAAGAATTCGACCATTTGATGTTTTAATATCTCTTGCTGATTGACTAAACGTCATAAATGCATCAGCGCAATGTGACGTCCAATCATGAACTGGCCCAGACCATGCCCCAGATTTTTCATTTAATTTAGACCTATAACTTGACAACGCTCCCAACCCAGCTTCACAATTCGTTTCATGGAAACGACACTTTGGAAGAATGCCACGTGCTGATTCAATTCCATCAATTTTATGACTAATTCTAGGAACTATTTCCATTGGTAATCCTGATTTTCTATACTTATCTACAATTTTAACTAAGTCGCTTTCTCGTTTGTTCCCATCATGAGGAGAATAGTTTTTACCCATCATTAATCCATTTGAATTTCTGAAATCCATTATATAATTTACATAATAAGTAATGGGTTGATTGTGAGATTCGTGATAATGAATGACATCATATTCTTCTAAATTCGGTTTTTTTTGAATGAACCATATGGCCGTTTGATCATTAATCCCAAGGTCAAAATAGGTATTAAACGGTAATGTAGGATCGATCGCAAAATTGCAAATCCTCCCTTGTTCTCTTAACATCCTTATGGCTTTTGCAAAATAAGCACCTTCAATTGACGCATCAAAACTTACATAATATTCTTGCTGAATCATTTCTTCGCTGGCACCAGAACGACGCCTATTATCAATTTCTGATTGAGGTATTACAGGCTCACCATTATTTCTTAAGGTGTCATTTACAGTTAATTTTTGACAATACCAATCAGGATTATTTCTATTTAATTCATATAAATGATGACCATGATTTCTTCCTCTGGGAGTATAAATAAAAGCCTGCCAACCATTATTTTCAGCAAGCATAGGTTCTAGATATGGCGCTGCAGCTGGATTTTGTATAGGGTATTCTGAATAAGCAATCCCACAAATATTACCACCCATTTCAGAATCATAATTATCTGCACCAGCCATTCTATAAACAGATCCATTTTTAAATTTAATTGATAATTCAGTGTTATTAATTTTTGAAATGAGTTCTTTTGGGAAATGATCTAGAAAACGTTTACCTTCTTTATTAATTCCATTCCAAATATTTTTTTTTGCATTGGTAAAGTTTGGGAAAAAATGTACATAAGTTCCTATTCTTAACTGACTTGCTGCAATCATTATATTAAGCCATTTTGTATCTTTACCAGCTCTTCGATGCTCTATATCAATAAAGTTCTTATAGCCGTCAATAAAAAACGCCTTCATAGTATCTAACTGATAATCTCTAGGATAAAAGTTTCTAGGTAAGATAATTTTTTTTGACATTATTTAACAATTCCATGCTGAGCTACAAACTCTATGATACCAACAAGCAATAAAACAGGGCCAATAAATCTTGTAATTATAGAAAATAATTCCCACTTTGCTTTTGAAGCGCACATATATTCTTCTATCACCTTCACGCGTTGTTCTAATTCTTCAATCTTAGTTGCCATTAGGGTTCTTCCGTATTGTCGATCCAATATATAATTTACTTTCTAATTGCTTGAACTATAGATCCAACAGTAGCAGAAAGAACTTGAGGTATTTTTCGCATACCAAAAACAGCCAAACAAATGCCAGATAATACATTAGCTTGCCAATGCGGAAGCATAGCCCAAGCATGATGTACTCTTCTACCAAGGTCAGGAGAAATAAAAGCTGCAATTAATGGGGATGCAAACAAAAAAAATGCACACCAGCGTAATAATTTATCTTTATCCTGTAATTGATGAAGCTCCCAATTACTATTAGCTTCTTGTTTAGACAATAATAATCTTTTTTCTAGCTCTAATGCAGCCATACTTCTTTCATGCTTTGCTTTACTTTTATCTCTAACCCATCCAAAAACAGTTTTAAGGCCATCAAATATTAATCCAATCATTTTTTCCCCCCTACAATGAACTTATAATAATCAGCTATAAATCTCTCTTTGGTGCCTTTTCCCTTCGTTGAGTTATAGTATTTTTTCCAATATTCCGAAATTGCTATAATATCATTTGCATCAGGCAATACTTCTTTTACTCTGTAATAATGAATTCTTGCCATAGCTGTGGCCCAAGCAAAGTCAGTAATCAATCTATCAGCAGGAGGTATTACTACATAACCAAACTTCGTCAGTAATCTTTCTGACATATCAGGTCTATATGAAATATAATTATCCCATATATCTACATATGTTGCTGGCTCCATTTGGTATGGCCCTAAAGCAGGACCATTAACTTGTTTAACATAACGTCCAAGATGGCTTTCATGCGCTGCTGTACAAAGCAATAGCTTTCTTGATTTATCTGAATCCATTCCAATAGCAAGAAGAGTTGGTTGAATTATATTCTCAAGGAATTGATTGACATTCACACCGGCCATCGCAGTAATCCTTAGTAATTTTTATAGCCTCTGCCCACGAGTATACTACATAAGCTGCATAGCCTTGAGATCTCATTTCATGCAACCAATCCTTTTGTAAAGGGGTTAGTTTGTTTTTGTTCACTTTAAACTCTAACCACAGACCATAAAAACCATGGGCCGGATATGCGACAAACACATCAGATACTCCTGGTTTAACACCTTGTTTCTTAAGATTATATGCTTCTAATTGATGACGTGTTCCTCCATTTGGTATTGCAAATGCATGAGCTCTGCAAGGCAAAGGTGAGAGATTTAACCAAGTAAAATAGGCACATTGCTCAACACTTTCTCGTTTTTTTCTGTATGAAATAACTGTCATAATATTACAAATATTTTATGTTATCTCTATGATAACACATTCTATCAAAAAGATAACTATGCAATAACTTCCATAACTGAAATCTTAATTTTTGATGCGCCACCATAATATCTACTTGTTGCATCTCCATTAAATTTTAATGTGCTTCCAACACTTGTACCAACTCTAACCTGAAATGTTTGAGCGCTAGCACCTGGTGAACTAATTGTTGCTGCTATACTTCGTTGCATGTGTTCATCTTGAAGTTGGTAATGCATATTAGCTGTTATAGCATCATTCACTCCATTCCTAAATAGTGCTAAACCTACAGTTGCTGGACCAGCAGAAGATAAAAGTATTTGATCAATTTCACATTCTATTATTAATTTGCTGCTCACAGATAGAGGTCTAATATTAATAGAAATAATACTAGCGCCTTCGGTAATTTGTGGAATTGTATTATCATAAGGAATTGTTCCAGTATGTGAAGAATATGTTGCATCGACTGCTGATACATATTGAAGCATCTTATTTTGATCAGCATTTATCTGATAGGTTTCATTGGCACCAGGATTGTTTACTGCAACAGTCGTATTAGTCCCTGCAACTAATTTATTCTCTAGATAATTTGGTGTGGTGTCATCTGAAGAAACTTTAAGTTTAGTATCATTAGCCACAACAGTTGTTAGATCAGAATAAATATCTGTTAAAGCAAGTCTTACAGTATTATCAGAGGCTGATGTAGCATTATTATAACCTACGAGACCCGCACCATCAGTTCCAACGCCATTATTAGCAAGCTCAGTCCTTAGAGTAGACCATCCATCAGCTTCACTAGAGGTTGCAGCCTCAATGGATGTTCCAGCTGCATTCATTTTCCATATCTGATTAGCACCTAATTTTGGAATAGTTGTATGATCTGATCCTGATGGCGTAGAAAGATTTGTTGTTACAGCATATGTCAAACCTCGATTATTTAATAACCCGTATATTTGTTGCTCAATAGCACGAGATTTTTCAAATGCAGTATTAACAGAAAGTGCAGTAAATGTTCCTGCAGTGGTATAATCAGTATCACGATCTTTTTCTACATCGCGTTCTATAGTGATTGTATCTCCAGTAGTAGCTGGTGTGACTAATGTAACATTACCACCACCATCACTACCAACGTTACTTACAGTATACTCTGTTGTTAAAGTCAGCAAATCAGCAGAAGGATTAGGAGTAGTACCTACAGGAGTTAGATAAACTTTAAGATCTGCCGCTGCAAAAATCTTATATGTGTACCCAAAAATCGTTTGACTTGGACCTGACGTATATTGGTTTCTGTTTCCATTATCTGAAATTGTCATTTACTTCTCCTATTTTGGTAACCAAAAATATGATTGCCCAGTTTCCTTTTGTAGTTTTCTTTGCATGTTTTCAAGGTAACCAGGATTATGGACTTCCATATAGCTATACAAGAATCCATAATTAATCGCCATCTTAATAAATGGTAGATTTAAAAATGGTTTATTTCCACCCACAATATCATGGACAACTGATTTTCTTGTAAATGGTATTTTACCCTGAAGAGAATCATCCTTTCCCTGACTTATTAATTTAGCCATTGTATTCACTGATCTTCCAACAGGACCAGTAAGATCGGCAATAAAATTTGATCCATATTTTGAATAATCCCCTGACAGCATACTGCCATACATACCAAGTGCGCCGCTATCTAAGAATACATCAAGAAATGTTTTTGGATCAGATAAAACTGGAGGCGTTTTACCTTGTGCAATCGCAGCGGCTGTCAGTCCAATATACGATAACACCATAGAATGCACCATAAAATTGAGTAGTTGCATTCTAGAACCTTTACCATTAAATATTGCATCTCTGATATTTTCAGCACCCTGACCATATATCATGCGCCCTAATGTCCTCTTAGTAGCTTCAACGCTAAAGTGTTTATACATGGCGACTAATCTTCTTATTGCACCAGCAGGATTATTAGATTTGTCCTGACCTACTAATGCAGCTGTAGTTGCAATACCAGGTTGTATTTGTAAATCATCAAGCTCATTCTGAAAAAATGTACTCCATTTTAGATTTAATTTATTTCTAAATTGATTTTCCTCAAAATCAGATAACTCTTCATCTGCTTTACCTAATGAACGCGCTATTAGTTCACGTGAAACATTCAAAGAACTATCTGGGGTAATCACATTATTAACAATGGGTGTATTTACAGGCGCTTTTCTAGTCATGTCCCATTCATCTTTTAAGATTCCATAATTAGAAAGATTCCTACGAACTGAATCTGGCAATGACTCCCACTCTGTATTTTTAACGCGTCCTAGTGCGCGGGCAATAGAACCTACTCCACCAGAACGCATCATGTTATCCCAATGCGTTAGACCATTTAATTTAAAAAACATCTGTTGCATTTTACCAGCTGCATGAAAAGGGCTATCAATTCCTTGCGCACGAGAATAAAAGTTAGCTAGAACAGAATTCGACCATGCGTGAGTGAGGTCGGAAATAGCCACATTCTGTTTTTTTTGCTCGCCAAAGAAATCTTTAATGAAATTTCTATAGGTAGTAAGATAACTATCACCATATTCTGTCATTTTCGAACCACGAATAGCAAGATCAGGTATGGATTTTAAAGTTACAAGCGATAACGATTTCATCATATCATAGATGGTTAATCCTTGAAGCATTTTTCCACCTAGAGATTTCCAGGGTCTAGCATACTCATTCATTAAATGACCCATCTGAATACGTGCTTTATCAATTTTAGCGCTTAATCCTTTACTAAGATTTCCATCTTCATCACTATAATTATCTTTGATGTGTCGAACCATCCTAAAAAACATTGCCATAGGATTTGTGCCCATCTTTGAAATCAATCCATAATCAGATCCCATCTTTGTAACAGTATTAATAATACTTTGTTGCATTGATCCATCGCCATAACGACGAATATATGCAAGTGTTGATTCACCGTCTTGCTTGAAATGTAAAACACGTTCAGAACCAAGTTTTTTTGCATAGTTACCAGGTGATGGCACTCTAAACTGTCTTGCTGATTCAGGATCAGTAACAAATGGTCTTCCATGATGCCCTTCCAATATGTTGTCATAAACACTATTCAAAAAACGATCCTGATCATCTACATCTTTAAATGTTTTTTCTTCATCAAGCAAAGGCCGTATAAATGTTTTCCAGCGTTCACGTGATATTGCATATAACCGCTCGGTTAATCTTTCCTTTCCAGGATTATTTTTTATAAGATCCAACTTAAGTTTTTGATCTTTATAAAAACTACCTGTTGGGCTAGACATCTTTTCTGCATTATGTTTTTGTTTAGCAATATAATTAGGCATGAATTTAATATCTGCACCCACAGAATTTAGAAGGTTTCGATATTCCTCATAGATAGCTTTCACCTCCTTAGCCACTTCCTGAATTTTTTTATTGCCAGTAGAGCCAGGGAGCTCCATTTCCTTTGCAAGATCAGCTTCATTAGCTTTAGATTTAAATAAATCCATACCGCCTGGAATCTTATTTAAACGTGTAAGCAATTTACCGCGAGCCTGATTCATCATAGCTTTACGTATAGCATCAGCTGACATACGGCCACCAATAATGTCGCCTATGATTCCGCCGATATTTGCTAGTAAACCTGCACCTGCACTTTTACGTCCTTCAACTCTAAACGAATCAATAATATTTTTATTTTCATTAAAACGTAAAAGGTTAAGATACTGCTGCTTACGTGCAAGTCGACTATTCTTTTTACGCTCTTCAATAATATCATCAACTGTTGTTTTAAACGCTCGTGCTTTTGGCATTAGATTTTCACGCTGACGAATGGCAGCTCTAGCTCGAATATCTTCAAGGAGTGCTTCGGCCTTATCCTTGTCCATTAAATCTGCAGCTGACTCTTTAAAATCTCTTATACAAGTTCTACTCATCACCAGCCTCCAAAATACAATTTATATAGCTATGTAAACGAGGTCTTAGTTTTTCCCATTGATCTTCAGTATCTTCAATCGCTTTTGTATCCAAAACATCATCATCGCTAACAGCGCCTTGTTCTTTCAAAGCTTCAACCTGTGATTTCAATTCTTCAATATCAGATTCATCTTCATCAGTCAGCTTCATTTCACTAGCATCTTCAACTGGAAGCTCTTCTCCTAAAAAAGCATTGTCATTTTCAGGCAGTCCCGTTTTTTGCATGGTTGCTTTTACATCTTGTAGGTCTACATCCACTCGTGGATTTTCAGCTATTTCTTGTTCTGCATCAAAATGATCTTTAAAATCTCTTTCTGATGCAAATGTAGGATGACGCGTCCCTATATCATCTTTTATCTCATCGTCAAGCTGTTCATATTTTGCTTCTGGAATATTTTTAATAGGTTCACTTGCTCTTGCCTCATTAAATCCTTGCTTAACAACATTAGAAACATTAATGTCTTGATCATTCATCGATTGATCAACAGCTGTTTGTCTAGCTGCATTAAACCCTTCACGAGATAAAATAGCATGTGAGGCCACCGCTCCATGAATAACGCCCCCTATAGCAGCGCCTTCACCAATTGACATTAATGTATTAAATACATCTGGAGTTTGTCCTAACATGGTATTTTTCTGATCTTCAGTAAGCTCCCCTGGAGCTAATACAGCTGCCCCTTCAATCGCTCCTCGCGATACTTGTGATGATAACAGTCTAGCACTTGATAAAGGTGCCAGATCAGCCATCTTAAATGCTGTTAAACTGGCTTTATCGCCAATCAACTCTGGAGCTAACATTGTTGCAGCAATATTGGATGGTGATGCGGCAAAACCTAGGGCATTTCCTATAAATCTTGCAGAAGCAGGTATTATACCATTATTCATATTATCTATAAGTTCTTGTGACTTTTCTTCGCTATCGATATTCTGTGCTGATATGCGAGCTTGCGCTTCGCTAACACCATGCGGAAATGATAATCCTTTTCTAAAATACGTACTTGTTTTCCAATTATTCTCTGTTAACCATTTGCCCGGATGTTCTATCTCTGCTTTATCCGTTTCAAGCTCGCCTAACATATTAGCTTCAGGGTTGCTTAAAAAAGATTCCTTAGCTGATTCGTATGCACCAGACAATGTCGATACTTTATTAGGCTCTTCAAAATCAGGATCTTCTATCTTAGGATCTATTCCTATTCCTAAATACGGCATCTTATTGATCCTCTGCTGCTTGTATTCCTTTAACTAATTTCTCTGGATCACTTATTGTAGCTGCCAGCTCTTCTGGATTTGATGCTTGTATTTCTTGAATGGCCCTTAACTGCTTAAGTCTCTTATTAAATACTTTTCCTAATCCCTTTTGTTCAGCATCTTTAGCAAGTTGAGTGAGTGCATTTCTACTTTGCGCTTCTTTAAACAATGCATCATCCATAAGCTTTCCAACCTTGCCAAGTCCAGACGGTCCTACATCAATTCCTTTTTCCTGTAATGCTTTTTTTGCTTCTAGAGATTCTTTTATCATTCCTGCAATGCTTCCAGCTATTGGTGCATTTATTGCCTTTTGTTGATACTCAACTACCGATTTATATAAAGAGGAGGTTGGATCATTAAGTGCTTGATAACTTATTAGAAACGGTTTATTTTCTTCGGTTTGCAGTTTATAGCCATCTGAATCGACTAAAGTACCTGTTGACTGAGCTGCATTGGACAATAAATATCCATTCCTTACTTTGTCATTAATATATTGCGCTTTTAGTTCTTCCTCGTTCATTGCAGGATACTGTACGCGATAGGCTTCTGGTACTTGAAGATCACTCCTGATCGCATTATTGAGTTCTTGGTTAAATGCAGCCCTTAAATTAGGTTCTGAGATCTCTTTTGCGACCTGAATCTGCTTTCCATTAATAGTAAAATAGTTAAAGTGATTGTTTACAAGTGTATCTGATGCCTGTTTTGCTGCATCATTTTCAGACAATCCCTTGCTTGCAATCAAATATTTTGCATATTGAACTACTTCATGATGAGTATTTTGAATATCTGTGATAGTATCTCCAGGATAATTTTGTAGTGAACTCGTGAAATCCTGTAAATTACCCATTACAGACTGCAATAGATTCTGATCAAAATTAGGATCAGCTGCCATTAGATCTTTTGCCCTCTGATTGACATCTTTTTGATCAGCTCCAATCCAGGAAAGTAAATCTTGTCGGGCTCCTTTGTTTTCTTCTTCATTTACAGCTGAAAATACCATTTGTGCACTTTGATCTAAACCCGCTTTGGAAAGATTTCTCATAGCTATTGAACTGCTCGTGGGTTCTTTAAAACGCTGCATGAACTGATTTAATAATGAAAGTTTTGTGACAGGATCTGCTGCATTAATTTTCTGGACAAATTCAGCAGCTTGGGGCATCGATATGGCCTGTATTTCATTATCAGTCAGCCCATGCATGCGCTGAGCTATAATATTGGCTGCAACAGGACTGCTGCGTACCATATTAGAAGCTGCCTGTGTAGCATCATCAGCTTGCATGCCTTGGGCAACTTCAGATTGACGAACAGCTGCATGTAGTACAGCTGGATTATTTGCAAAGTAATCATAAGGATCCGTTTTAATTTGTTTATTGACAGAATTTAATTGTTGACGAATCTGTTCAAACTGAAGAGGGTCTACTTGTTTACGTACTTTTTCAAGTGCTTGAGGTTGATCCGCTAAAGATGTAGTAGATAATGTTCCTACTATGCTATTGCTTAATAGATTACGGTTGAGTTCAGATTGTGCAAATTCTGACTGATCTGGATGAGCAAGCTGAAATTCATGGAGTGATCTTTGATTAAATGAACCTTTTTGCAACGCATTTAATTTTGCTACTTGATAGTTTCTGTCAATAGTTTTTGTATCAACACCTAATGCAAGTGATTTATTCTTAAGTAAAGTTCTACCTTTATTTGCAAGTGTTAAAGCTTCATCATTAGAATAACCTTTAATGCCTTTATCAACCATAGATTGAATATATTTTTCAGCTTGTTCAGGATCTTTATCGCCTAGTACATCTGCTTTGTGTAAAAATGTGTCAGACTGGAAACGTTTTTTCGCATTTTTTTCGATAATGCCTACTTGTGTAGGGCTGATGACGCCTGCTTTAGCGGCCAATTTTGCTCTATTAATAATACGTTGATACGCTTGTTGTGCGCCTAATATATTATTAGAATTAACCATTTGTGTCATATTATCCATATCTGAGCTTTGACTCGACTCAAATTGAATGCCTTGATCAATATGTTGTTGCTGAATAATCCTATGATCAAATCCAGCCTGTGAAGATAAAAGTCCATTATTTAATACTTTAGCAGCATATCCTTTTGCTTGATCAGGCAAAGATTGTATATATGATTGCCCATATTCTTTCATAGAATCATTAAAAAATTGCCTTTGTTGTGTGGGATCGCTAAATTTTAATTGTGCTTGCGTTTTAGTTTGTTCTATTTTGCTCGAAAGATCTGTTCCAGCTTGCTGCTGAATAGCTTGAAGCTGTTCATCCTTAACTTGTTTAATTTCACCGATCCCTAAAGATTCTATTTGTGTCCCTAATCTATTTAAGGCATCCAACGCAGGGGTAGCTTGTGGAAGAGGCGCAGGTTGAATTTGTGCTGTTGAAGTAAATCTTGGTAATTCACGCATTATAAAAATCCTCCCCCTTGTTGTTCTTTCCACCTGCGATATGTATTGTAATCAAATAATGATTTTCCAGGATCAATCGGTGATCTTGATGCTATATGATGTTTACTAAAATTGCTAAAGGCATTAGCACCGTATAATCCTTTTGCTGCGCCAAATATATCAGATATATCTGCAATTCCAGTTAACTCATTAGACTCTCTAGATTGTTCCATCAAAGAACGTCTTTGGAAAGATTGACTAAGATTGTCAGCGTTTTGGTCTTGTGCGTATTGATCAAATGAATCTTCTTGAATGGCTTTAAATGATGCTGATCCAGGATCAATTCCACGTGCTCCAATGGCTGCATTTTGAGATGATATTACTCGTTCTAACTGTCGTTGCCGTTGAAGTGCGCGTTGCGTTCCGGCAAGTTGATTTTGTAACATTCTTTGTTTTAATGCTTGTTGACGTGCTTCATTTGCTTCTTCTGTTGAAAAAAGTGAAACACCCAAACCTGCTAATGTTAATCCAATCCCCATTATACTTCAACCTCCAATCCAACACCTAAAACTGTCATAGGTAAAGGCAATTCTTGCGATAATTTAATTTGTTGTCGTGCATCCCATCCATATACTATTGTCGTTTCATATAACCCTGTCTTAGCGGGTGGAATTACATCAAGCACGCTTGGCCCAAATTGTAAATGCGGTATGATAAACTCATCATTAATTTTGATAGCCAACGATAAATAATAATCTATAAATATTCTATTTAGTCTCTTTTTAAGATATGCTGAGGGGCCTGATTGAGTCATTACCTCAATAGGTAAAAGCTGAATAGATGAAGTGTAAGGAATTCCAACAGTCACTTCTTCTGAGCTTCTTTCGATTATGATCCGTCCACTTGCAACAGTTCTATTTTCAAGAAGGTATCCATCAGCAATAACATTAACTGTTTCTCCCTCTAGGTGCGTCAACCCAGTAATAGTAGTAGCTCCACCACCAAATGTTTGAGTTATAAAACTATCCATAGTGAAATCGAAAGTTCCTTTTTCTAGATATGTTACATCAACTGAATTAATAGTTCTTTTAACTAAAAAGAAGACTTCATTGCCTACAGCAACAACACGCTTAAATTCACCTTCTGTAGATGATTTTGTCCATGCTCTTATATTCTCAGCTTCTATTGATTGATAGACTCCAAGCGTACCATCTGCATTAACAACAAAATAATAACTTGCTTGATTAACTGAGTTTTCAAGATTTACTGTTGCATCTACAGGATCATCAATAACTTGTGGCGACAATATACTAACATTTTCAGATTGATAATATTGTGAATTTGGATCAAATCGAAACTCTTGTATTTTTTTACCGCCATTGGCTACAAACAATGTTGCCCCATCATAAATAAAAGGCGTTACGTTTGATGAACCAATATTTGACTGGACATTAAAAGCAATATTACTTGGCGTAACACCACTAAATGTATTAGATTGCGTACTAAACTCCGTAGTTCCCGTAAATACTTGAAGGGTAGTGGTACTAACGATATTTCGAATATTATTACGCTTATGAGTAGCAAGGGTAACTTGTATAGCATCATCATCTTGGCCGGTTCCTATATCAAAATTAAAGAAGTCATCGGGTTTTGACATAAAAACTGTCTGTGGTAATGCTTTTGCACCACCAAATACTAACCTTGCTTGATGAAACGCGCATGAAATTGGATAACCCCTCGCAGATGTCCAAGCAGGTTCAGCTAATAAACATTGGTCACCCTTTACACCTGTAGTAAAGGTTGAACTAAAAGTTGATGTTATTGTTACGGTGCATGTAGTAACTGGATAAGGGCCAGCGGGTACTGCAGTAATTCTGGCTGCACCTAACTGTGTTGTCGTTAGATCACCTAGACCTTGGAATATCCCACCAACGTCATCAGCATCAAACACAGCTGTTGATGAAGTTAATGTTCTCCCACTTCCAACTGCAGCTGAAGATAAAGTAAACGTATAAGCGTTGTAGTCTTTATCAAAGTCATGAGCGGGAGGGTTAATAAATGAAATATTTGATAGCGTCCATAATAATACTGTAACTCCTCGGACTAATTGGGCTGGAGCATGATCTGGATGCGTTATAATTAATAAATTATTTGTTTGTGCAAATCTTAAACTGCTAACTTGGGCGCCAGTATACGTCGTTACAATATTTACTTGAAAAGAATCTTGCCAATAAACAGCAATATTATTATTAGTAAATACTAATACATATGATTCATTTTCATCATATTCAAATCCCCATATCCTGTATTGATCTTCAGAGGCTGTAATTGTTGCTATATATTTCGTTCCAAAACGCCTTTCTGCTTGTCCTAGCGGCTTAATAAATACATTCGACAAAGTAGCCGCAGCACGCCTGTACAAGTCTGTATCAAAGCGTGAGAAGCCTTCTCGACTTAGCTCACCGTGTGTAAAGTTATTTTGTACTGTTATTACTGACATTAATACCAATTCCTGCTGCTATTAGAACTATAATGAGCATTCAATAATGGTTGATCAGAAAATGCTCTATTAGGCTGGTTCTGAGAATCAACGCCACTTGCGACTCTAAATGCTTGCCTAGCTTTTTTTTCCCACACTTCCATAATTGGGACTTGTTGAGTAATCAACATAGAAATATTTGACGTAAGTGTATAAATAAGCAACGTCACAAAATAGTCAGGTAAATTATTTTCAGCTACTTGCTGAATGTAATCAATCTGCATTGTACTGCTATTTGTGTACAGCTCATTTCCATAAATATGGAAATCAACATTAGGTCTTGTCCTATATATTTTCAACCATTTTGGATCGGTAGGAAGCTGATAACCGTAAGACCAATCATCAAGGTCAAGCGGAGAACTTAGTTGAGCAAGTATTTGTGTAGTTAAGGCAAAAGACCATGGACGAGAAGATAAGAGTGTAGGGTATATATTATCATATATTGCTGATACATATCCTTCTCTAGCATTCCCTGTTGCTATATCACTAATCCCTTGTTGTCCAAGATATGTATATGCTTGGGAAATAACAGAAACTTTACTAACCATAATATTTCCTATTTAGCAGTTGATGACAATTTGTCACCGGTTTTAAAAGGAGGGGGACAAAGAGTTTCTCCCCCTTCTTTATTACAGTTTACTATTATGCTTATGCAACACGTACAGCAAGAACATAAACTGAAGTAGCGGGAGAATCAGATCCACCACCATCAGTTTCAGTGACACGCAAAGTTCCTGCGGCCGCAATTTCAGCAACTGAATCGTCAATAGTACCAATACGAGCAATTGTCTTATCAGCACCAGAGATATCAACTGCATCAGAAATAGCCGTTGAGCCATCAGTAATAGTAATAGTATCACTCGCGGTACCAGCAGCTTTATTCACAATCCATGCATCTAATACACGAATTTTATGAGTAACTGTTACATCGGTATTTGCAGTCGCACCACCTGCAGTATCAATACGAAAAAGCTGTGGTAACCCTCCAATGACATTAGCATCAGCAACATTAGCTGCAACTGTTCCTGTCAATGTGTTTGGATTAATCATTGCTTCATCAACTGCACCAGCAGCAATAGTTACTGCGCCTGTATTAGCCATGGTGGCATCTCCAGACATAGCAACAGAAGTAATTGTTGTTCCATTACCAACAAGTACCTGAGTATCTGTGGAAGCATCTAGCGCTGCTGCAACACCTGATGCATTACCCACTAATACATTACCTTGTGCTAATGTAATGCCACCAGCGGGATCAGTGTAATCTACAACAGTAACTGTAGCTGCTCCAGTTGCACTTGATATTTCTACCATTAAGTTAGCATCAGAACCTTGAATGAAGATCACATCATACTTAATTAGATTATCAGTAATTGTATTAAAATATCCTGAAGCTTTAATTGTAGCCACAGCATCTGCTGAAGAAGCATAGCTATGTAAACGCGGTGCAACATTTGAAAGTTCACTACTAAAAATAAAATTAGTTTTATCAAAAGCCATTGTTCAATCTCCTTTATTTAGTTTCGTCACAGGTAACTTTAACGATACCTTTGGTGTCAATGGCAACTGCACCACCACGCACTTTACCGATACTTAGATATGATTGTCGCTCAGCTGACCAATCAACACTAACCGTAGGATCAAGTCCATATGCAAGACCGACTGAACGCGTATGACAAAAGAATACATCACGGTTATTAACCGTTTTTGTTAAACCGCCTTCTTTTCTATCACCTATTACATGGAATTTAAAGCCCATAAATGTATCAAGTTGACCATTAACTAATGCACGAACATTATTATAGTCTGTACTTGTTACATCCGTATCTCGAAGCAAGGAGTCTAATTGGCTTGAACCAATTATTGCATGCCTTTCTTCCATTGGAACTTCATCATCATTTAACAATTTAGCCGCACTTATTAGTTTAGCTTTTGTTAAGTTTGTTGTACCTACCGCGACAGTTTTAGTTGTTCCAGAAGCATCGAACGCATCAATTAAAAACTGATCTTCACGACGACCTAAAGCTATAGCGATTTCAAGTGCAAGATTTTTACGCTCATTAGCATTAACTTCAGCTTGATCAAAGATATCAGTTGGATAATTAACTACCCAATTATTGAAAGAAACAGTAGGTGCGGTATAGGTTAAATCACTAGCAGGAATTGGAGATTGTGATGCTCCGCGTAACTGAGCTTGAGCGGCAGTTACTAATTTAAATTTATATGCATCACCTACAACTCCACGAACTACTTGACCAACCCCCTCAAGTTTTCGAGACGCTTGGTATTCATTTTGAAATGCTGCATTAAATTGTTCTATTGCAACATCTGTAAGACTCATTGTCATTTGTTTACCCTCATAAAAAAATAAAACATCTATTTTTTCTATGACGGGTAGCTTCTCAAAGGGCCGTCACTAGAAAAATTCTCTAGTTCCGGGCCTAACACAGGGTAGCAGAACTGTTAATTATAATACCATACTATTATATTTTATACAATTATCCAAATGTAGCTAAATATTTATTATCAACCATTTTCGTGTATAGTTGATCTTGACCATAACGCTTATCTGCCATCATTTTTTGTAAAGCTAATTGAATCTGTTCGGCAGAATAATTTGACTCAGCATCTCCAGAAGATGGCACTTTAGAATATCCTACATTCTTAGATACAAAATCTAAAAACTTAATACCTTCAGCTGTAGATGCTACTGCTTGTAATGCATTATGATATTCTTCTGGTACATTACTTTTAGTCCAGTTTTTTACTTCACTAATAATTTTATCTGCTTCTGGACCTAATTTTTTATGTTCATTGACTAAGTTTTGTTTTGCTTCTTCTGAAGCTTGTTCTTCTGCTTGTAAAACATTCATAGAATATAAGTTCACCAACTCATTAAATGTCTCATTGTTAATACCTTTTGAATGAGCGAATTGTTCAACTGATTTAAAAAATTTATCCTCTGTATCTAGCTTCAATTTATCTGAAAATTCATCTTGAAGTTTTACATCATATTTATCTGGTGCACCAGTAAATGCACCTAGTTTTTTGCGTAATTCATTATAACCTTTAGCTTGTTCTTCAACAGTCTTAAATCTAGAATCGATTAAATAATCTGGAACTTCTCCTTCACCAGGTACTCCTTCTGCTAAATACCAACTGGCTTTATTAGCTTCTGATTGACTGTTATTTGCACCAAGATCGATAAGAGTTTCAACGGCATCGTGTGCTACTGTTCTAGATTCTTGTTCTTGTTCACTCATTTTTTCGCTCCTTTTTTATGTAAATCCATAGACGTCAATATATGACGTATAAAATTATGTTGGCCTTCAGCAATAAAAACTGCTTCTTTTGGCATAGATGGATTATAGGTGGTTTGATTAATCAAAATATCTTTCCAAGTATCAATTAATTGTTTACCCATTGGATTATCAAATACAGAAACAACTAACGCACAATATTTTTTGTTATAAATGGATTCTTTTCCGTTTTTTTCTAACTTATTTTGAAGTTCTTCGAGACTTTTAAAGTCCATAAATTATCCTATTGTTGTGGTTCAGGTACTTCAGGTGGTAAAGCTGCTTGTTCAGCTTGTTCTTGCTGTGCCTGTGGGTTTAATTGCTGTTGAAGATTACTTAAATCATTAATAAGTTTTTCTTCAGAAGGAACAATTTCAGCGTCTACATTTAATTTTTCTGCGACAACTCCAGGTAATTTTACAGCATTAGTGACAGCGAAAATTGATTCAGGTCCTAATGTGTTTTGGAAAAATGACATATAAGCCTCAATAGCTTGCATATCAGTCTTGCCTTGTAATGCAATTAAAGGTGAATCATACTGGACATCGACAATTCTTCCATCGATAACAACATTTTCCATTAAGCCAAACTTCTTAAGAATAATCGTACATTTTCTTATAATTGGATCTAGTAACTCAACAGTTAAACGACCAAATGCTGTTCCGCTTGAACGTATCCAGTTATCTTGTCGTATAGAAACTTCTGTTGCTGTTTGATTTGGAATATTTCCAGGTGGTAAAGGATTAGCAAAGAGAATATCTCGAATATCTTCTTGTAAATCTTTTTTTAATAATTGCGCAAATTGTGGATCTCCATTTGTCGGAACGGGTTTTATTGGATCTCCTTCTGTAAATGCGCCTACTGGAATAATACTTCCAGGCTCAATCCGAATCATATATGGATTTATTGTTTCGCTATCAGTTGCCATATAAGGTGGATATGCCTTTAACGTTGCGGCTTTAAGTTCAAGTTCAACCAATTTATTTAATGATTTTGTAAAACTCAGTGATGCCAAAGCGGGTCCAAACCCTAAAGATTCACCCGTTCGAACATTCCATCGAAATATGATCCATGGTGAATAAGATCTAAATTCTTGTACAATATCTTTCTTATCTTCTGAAATCTGAACATAATAAAAATATTTTTCATGCTCTTCATTATCAGGATAAAATAAAGTACCTTCTATGAGTTCAACTTCCTCGTCTGGAGAAGTATTAATTTTTGAAGCAAGCGCCTCTGGTAATTTAGCATTAGGCCATTTTTGATGTATGTGTCGTAATTTAACATTCCATTTGCGCCAAACATTTTCTAACTTACCGTTTGACGCCTCTTCAAAAGCAAGTTGATCAATTGAAATTGCTTTAAATTCTAATGGTTTTTCTTTTGTGCCTTCATTTAATAGTAAGGCACCTGTAGAAATACCCATATCAACTAATGATTGATTTACGGCTTGGTTAAATGTTGATCCATCTAAATATTTAAACAAAATTTCAGTTTGTTCTTGTAGCTCGAGCCTTAATTGTTCTTTATTAATTTGAACTTGAGCTGATTGATTAATAATATATCCAGGTTGTAAGCTTGCCCATCTTCTAAAAGGTGGCATTAATACAGATTGAATATTATTAGCAAATTGAATTAATGATTGAATGCTTGTAGCATCAAATATTTGACTATTACGATCATCCCCTGGTGTAGTTTCGTCAAATCTTGCATTACCTGGTGCGAAATAATCATAGCCATCACGTAATAATGTTTTTGACTGACTCATAAGCGTTGCAGCTTTTATATAACGCTCATGACGTATATTAGGCGATTCAATATTTGGCATTTTCTTATCCTAATGTGTCATTATTCTGATCTAAAAGTGAACCATTTTGTTGCTGACCACCGGCCCCTAAACTACGTTTTAATGCATTAAGACGCTGCATCTGAATTTTTTTGTTTTGCGCATCAAGTTGTCGCTTCTGTGCTGCCAACTCTTCTCTCTCTACACTATCATCTTCACCACCACCACCAAAAATACCCATTTTATATCTCCTATAAAATATAAGTTACATTTATAACATCGCTGTTATAGCGACCTTTTTTTTTCATTTTCATAAGCTTTCGAAACAATTGGTATGGAGTCCAAACTATTCCTCTTATGCCTGTAATATATTTTACCACTGTAACGCAATGTAAACCTAATTTAAAAAACTTAGCCCTTTCCTTCTTATATTTAGTTAGATCTTTTGTCTCAACTTTTAAAACTGTATAACCTAAATTTTTCATAACTTTTGGTACGTTATCTGTTTTACAGAAATCCAAGATTGTGCAATTTAAATACATGTTTTGGGGGTCTATATATATCCAATTAAAGTTATCGCTTTGTAAAACCCCAACATGACCAAACCCCTCTTTTAAGTATTTGGATAAACAATGGTTACCGCTTCTAAAAACTAGATAACTCGTCCTTGTTAACATATAGCCTCAATATTATATAATCTGTATTAGAAATATCTGATTCCTTAATCTTCGATTCCTTAATCTCATCTTCATAGGTTTTAGCAAGAATTAACTTACTTTGATATCTACTCGTATGAGCATTTTTTTCAAGCTGTTTAAATTTCTTTAGTAGCTCCTTCATTTACAATTTTCTATCTCTGTCAGTATTGCTCCTTTAGCTAGATTAGTCATTGTCTGATCATTGCTTACAAATGCTTTTAATTTATTTAAATCTGATGGATCAACTTCTATTTCACCCTTATTATATAAATTTAATGCCCAATTCAGAGATTTAATAGCATCATCCGATTGTCCAGCCGCTAATTTTTGAGCCAAAAATTTACTCATCATAATTGGCTTACCTTCTGTAATTACCGGATTACCATCAAGAGATAACAGTTCTTTATTCATATTTAAATTCATTTTTATCCTTATTTTTTATATTATCGAAGCTTATATTATATAATTATAATAAGATGAGTATCAATATATATTAATGTAAATGCGGCAGCTTTGCAGCTTCATTACAAGCATCAAAACACAGTTTTATTTTTCTTGCTTCTTCTTTTGATTCGATTTCCTTAAGTCCCTTATTATCCATTTGAATATTTAATTGGATAACAGTATTTGAGTGTTTACGAACGATATCAACTTCTTCTTTATATTTTTCATATAATTCTGCGAGTTCAACTTTTTTATTTTTTTCTAGATTTTCTAATGACATGTCTTTCTCCTATTTTGGTTCGTTGAAATATGGAAGATAATATTTTTTATCATTAACTTCTATGAGTAATTGGCCTGCTACATTCCCAATTTCTTTTATACTTGTAATGCTTTTATTAATACTTTCTTCTAGTACTCCTTCAAATGCAAGCAAAGGTTGATCATGTTCTTTCTGAATTAACTTTACAACAGGAACACTTTTATCTGTTCTCCTAAATTCAGTAATAACTACTAAAGAGCCACCTTTAATATCTATATTTAGATCTGTATTTTTAGCAGGAATAAGATCTAATGAGCCGGCAGTTGTTTTTAATGCGTTTCCATTAAGTGTTATATTCCCAACGTTTATTTCATTTAAATGCCCAAGTTCTTTTAAGTTTGATTTAGTAACGCTATCGCCTAATTTTTCATCATCAACGACTTCTTTTCCTTTTACGCGATAACAATCATTCGTTTGAATATCCCCATTAACATCAAACGTCGCTTCAGGACCAACTATGTTGATCCCAAGGCGTCTATTCTCTATATCTATTTCAACTATATCATCCATTATTAGCTCGGATTATTTGTTGAGGCAGCGACCCATGCTTTGGTACCATTTATTTCAATTTGGATATGATGCGTAGTTGCTCCAGATGTTGTATCAGTAGATATGGATGTAGATGACCCTGCGGCAGCATTACCTACATAGTTAATAAATGCTTGGTCTGTATCATCTTGATCAAGCTCTAAGACAGGAACTGCTGCTGTTGTACTTGGCTGCGTAACTAAAATATTATCAGTAATATTTAAGTATTCTGTTCCATTAATCCTGAATAAATACCCTTGACCTCCAGCAGGACTGCCTCCCCCATCATTTTGATTATTAAAAATAACCTCTTTCTTATTAGACTCATTACAGTTAAATATTAGATTATTACCAGTGCCATCAAATAATGAAGTAAGGTTCTGTCCTGGTTGACCTTGACGCTGAACATAAATATTTCCAAATACTTCAATGCCACCATCATCAATATGAAAAATATCTGTTCCATCAACAACAAATCTATATTCACCCTTGTCTGCTGTAGCTGAAGCAGTGTCAGTAGTGAATTGAACATAATCTAGTGTTTGTGCTCCTGAATCATAGAAAGCCTGAATATGAAGCTCTTCCGCATCAGCCGAGCCAATTCTCACTTGAGGATTTCCATCATTCACAGCGTAGTAAATTTCAAGATTCGGCACAGTCATATCAACATTTTGCCCACTTGTAGGAGCAATAGTTAAATCACCTGATGACGTAGTTATGCTATTTGCATTAATAGTAATATTATCAACTGTTAATGTTGTTAATGTACCAAGATTAGTTAGACTAGAATTAACAACACCCGATCCTAATGTAGTTGAATTCAAAACACTGGTACCACCAATTCTGTAATCACCAGTTATATTAGCGTCCCCAGACACATCTAATGCATATCCTGGTGTAGCCACATTAATACCAACTTGCCCATTTCTCTGTAGGACCAAAATATTGTTTGTGTTAACAGTGCTAGTACCGCGGTTAACAGAAGCAAAAACAAACTTATCTACTCCAGCCGAATCACTGGTCATCTTGAACCCATAGGTAGAAGCACCATCAATTTGAATACCCGTACCAGAAGCCCCAAGAACATGTAAATCCTTTTGAGGTGATGCAGTCCCAACACCGACACGATCAGTACCTTCATCTACAAATAATGTATCTGTATCAACGAAGAAATCGGCATTACTGACACTTACCGAACCCAGCTGATCAATTCTTAGATGTTCCACACTTTGGATATTAAAAATAAAATCCTGACTACCGGATGGTGAGCCACTCCCATCATGATCATTGTTAAAGATTACATTTTTTTTATTGCTTTCCAAGCAATTAAAATTAAGTTTAGTGCCACCCCCATCTAGAACGGTGGTAATGTTTTGGGCTACTGAACCAGAACGTTGTAATAATAAATTTCCAACTAATTCTAATCCGCCATCATCAATATCAAGAATATCAGTGCCGTCGACATTAAATCTAAACAGTCCTTTATCGGCTGTAACTGAAGCCACATCAGTTTTAAATAACACATAATCTAATGTTTGTGCACCTGAGTCATAGACTGATTGTATATGTAATTCTTCAGCATCTGATGAACCTAGTCTAATCTCGGGATTACCATCATTTACCGTTTCATATGTTGTCAAATCACCAGAAAGAGATAATGCCGCAAATGAAGGACTATCTGTTGTAGCAATATCTTGTGGAAGTTGACCTCTATACGTAGTTCCTGACCTTTCCAGAGGGATATTGTCTGTACTGACTATATCGCCACCGTCGACTAGATCACTTATTTTTTCATTAGCCATTGATTACTCCTGTACTATAAAATTTCCAGCTTCTGTTATAATTGGGTTTCCAGTTTCTGTTAGGATATAAAATGTTTCAGCAGGTGCTCCAGATGATTCTGCGGTATCAGAAAATTGGTCAAATGGATCAAAAATTCCAAGATTGGGAAACTTTCTTGAGATTGCCATTTTATTCTCCTATGATGGATTTGTTGTGCTTCCGGGTATCCAGAACTTAGTACCATTAATCTCACACTGCAAATGATGCGTTACAGCCCCTGAAGTGGGAAGTGTTGAAATGGTAGATGTCGTATCTCCTCCAGTAGTTCCAACAAAATTGATTAATGGCTGATCAGCGTCCAATTGCTCAAGCTCAAGCACAGGTATTGCAGCTGTTGTGCTGTCTTGTTTAACATGTAACGATGCTGATGGCGCAGTTTCATTAATACCTACGCTAGAAGCACTATAATCAATAGTAAGCATGTCTGTATAAAACGTAATATCTTCTTCATCGACACCAATAGTATGCTGAGCACCCCCTCCCAAACCATCACAAAACTGTACAGATTTAGTACCTGTGTCATTTGTTTGGGCGAAGAATCTAATCGTAGCTCCTGAAGAACCACTATGTGAAACAGCATTAAAATCTATTAATGCATTAGATCCAGAATCAGACTTAACATTAAATTTTACACCCTCAGTTTTCCTACCAATTAAACAATAGCTATCAGTACTATCTGTTCCTGTAATTAGCATTGAATTGGAAAGCAGGAGTTCTGAGTTAGTTGCATCAGCGGTGGGTGGCACTTCTGTACCAATTGCTAATCTTAGAAACCTTACTGAATCAGAAGGAGAGCTAACATGTCCCGAGAATGTAATATCATCAGCCCCAAGCGATGGAGCAGTAGTATTAGTACAGGTAAATAACATTTTGGTTAGTACTGTGCCCTGCAATACCATGACCATCATTCCAAGGAATTCATCACCTGTATTTGCATCCGTTGCTCTTGTCCATGCGCCAGAATCAGAAACATAGATACCATTTTCAGTATCATCAGTTTGCTCTCTTACTAAAACACGGGATGACGCTGTTAAAACACCGTCTATAGTTTGCTCGCCAGAAAGTGTGATGTTTGATCCTGTTCCTACAATAACAGGTGTTTTATAGCGCCTATCCTCTTCCATTGCATTTTGTATGGTGGTCGTCGTCGTAGAATCAAGCGCATCAACGTTCGACAGAGTCATTGTTCCTGCCGCATCAGATAAAATAGCATTTGATCCAAAACGAAGGTCCTTGCTTTCGGGTATTTGAACGTCATCAAAGAATACAGCTGATTGATCTTCTAAAAGCTGCAAAGCAGGGATAGGAGCGTTAGAGCCATCTGGCGTTGTTTCAAACTCTATTAATCCAGGTGAAGAAGTCGAGCTAATTGATCCAGTTGGGCTAGAGAATATATTAATCTGACCAAAGAGATCATAGTGAGAACCCGTCCAACCTGCCCCAATGATCGAAAATAAGTTCATATTAGTGGTCACAGCAATATGAGAATCCGTATCACTATTCGCCCGAGCTCCTAATATAACAGGCTGTAGCGTTGTGCTATGACGATGCACAATGAATTGTGCAGGAGAATTACCTCCAATATCATTTACACGTAACGCTGAATCATAGGTGACACCATTAACATTTATTCCAGATACTTCCGTCGCTGGTGGATTAAAGATATCGACATGACCGGTTCCATTTGGAACAATCGTAAAGTTACCATCCGTATTTGTAATGCTAAGACTATTGCCATCAATTAGTATGTTATCAATAGTCAAAGCAGCAAATGATGGTGAATCAGTTGTATCTAGGTCCTGAGGAAACTGTCCTCTATATGTCGATCCGCTTCGTTCAAAGGGGATATTATCAGCTGAAGTTAAACTTCCTCCATCCGTTAGATCGCTTATCTTTTCATTAGCCATGATCGCATCCTTTTAGTCGTCACCACCCGCGCCAAATGTAACGCCTACCTCAATTTGTGCCCGCGCTCTAAAATAGAGCGTAGATCCTGCAGCAACATTTAACGCAGAAGGTGCTAATTTAACTTGCTCCGCTGAGCTAAAAGTTGTGGAGGGTAGAGAAAAAGACTCTGTACCCACATAACAACTTGGATCGGAATATGCAAACACAGCTAAATTACATCCAGCGGGAACAGTCAATGTTTTTTCAGTGTCAGCTGGAATATAAATAATATTTTCACTGTCTGTAAAATTAATCGCCCACAAAGGTGTGCCTCTTGCATCTTTTAGTACTAAAACTTGTGTTGCCATTATTGTCCCTCTTGTTGTTGTTCTTCAAGTTTAGATAATCTGTCTTCAAGATCTTGAACGACAGTAATTCGTTGAATGCGTTCCACAAAGCTAGATAAATGCTCTGCTTCCTTCTTAGTAATTTCTCCTGAATCTAAAGCGACTTCAATACGCATCAGTTTCTCTTCAATTGTGTTACACATAGAAAGACCAATTTGCGTCTTCCTTTCAGTAACATTCATTTGACCTGAAGCTCTTGCCATCATAGCGTATAGCTTAGATTGATACTTCTCAGCACTAAGATTAGACAATCCTTCTTTTTCAAACCAAGCTTGCTGTTTAATCTTACTACGTTGATAACAATCCGAAAATTCTTGGTGATCTTCTACCCACTTATGGAAAGTAGACATGCAGATATCTACCTCTGCACAAAAAGAAATTCTACTTAATCCAGAGGACAAAATCTCTTCTAATCGCTTGGGATGGAATTCAGGATCATACTTGGGGGGCCTACCAGCAGGCATAATAACTCCGAAACTATTGGTATTGTTATACATAGTATCAGAGTGTTTAAAAAAAAACTATTTTTGTTTGTAGGATTAATCCTTATTCCATTTATCGAGCCATTTCATAGCTACCCTAAGGTTATAAATTAATAAAATGATACAAGTAAAGGATATTACAGTCATTATAATCAAAACAATGGTCACTCCTGATCCTTAGTCATTATTAAACGTAATTATTTCTTTTTTAACGTAATTATTTCTTTTTTTCTGCTTTAGATTCTTTCGAATCCTTAGGTTTTTTAGCGCGTTCTATAGTGATTATATCTCCAGTAGTAGCTGGTGTGACTAATGTAACATTACCACCACCATCACTACCAACATTACTTACAGTATACTCTGTTGTTAAAGTCAGCAAATCAGCAGAAGGATTAGGAGTAGCACCTACAGGAGTTAGATAAACTTTAAGATCTGCCGCTGCAAAAATCTTCTGTGTGTACCCAAAAATCGTTTGACTTGGACCTGACGTATAAGCGACAGAGTGTCGTTTTTTAGCGACAGACGTAGGTTTTTTAGCGACAGACGTAGGTTTTTTCATCAATCGGCGCTCACACAGACTCTTTAAATGTCTCATTATATCAATATTATTGAGTATTTGATTCTTATAATGCACCAGTAATATTAATAATACGGTATTAACGATGCTAACAAGTAAATTTAGTATAAAAACAAAAACCATTTTTTTCTCCTATTTAAAAAAAACTAGGGCCGAATTGACGACCCCGAATTGTCTCAATGCTTAAAGCAAGAAACACATGTTCCACAATTTCTGTGGAAAACCCTATTAATAATAACCAAAACAGGGGTCTTTACTACTCCCTTAACTCCATACACTATATTTTATATCAGTCATTACTATTCTCTTTCATTGATTTTCGTATATCTCTTGCCATCCACATAACCACAAAACCAGCCACGATCAATACTAATGCTTCTCCAGTTATGGCGCATAAAAATTGTGCAGACATAGCTATTCACTCCTTAAGTTAGGGGCGTCGCGCCGCCCCATATTATCTTAATATCCACAATTTCTGTGGAAAACCCTGTTAATAATAATAAATAACAGAGCTCTATGCTTTTCCCTCAGCTCCATACACTATATTGTTTATATCTTGTTATATTTAATTCTAAAACGATTCCGAAATCTTATGCCCACCTCCTCCATTAATAGCCCCGTACGGAGAAAGCAGGACCGAAAGGCATAGGTATGCTTAACGGGGCTATGAAAAAAATTATATCAAAATGATAAGAATGCGTCAAGTAACAATCAAAAAAAAATTATAGAGAGAAACAGGTATTATAACGACTATATATGGTATAAACGAAGTCCATAACAAAGGGGTCTATAACCCCCTTTAAGGATAAAAAGAGATAGGTACGATAACAACCGTTTCTAATGCATGAGGTCCAAGAAAAATAAGTGTTAGAGTATTACTTGTGACATCTATGGGGTGTTTTGTGACAGTTGTGGGACATTAGGGTTCAATATAGTCCCAGAATTAAAGATAATAGCTGTTTCTGTCGATAATATCAGCGCAGGGTTCATTTAGAGTTCTGGAAACAAAGGAAAATTATGTATTTATTGATAATCTAGAATAAGTTGATGGATAAGATTTCATCTTACCCACAACTATATTCATAGATTAACAACAAATTCTTATTTAAATATTCACTAATAAATAAATAATAAAAGCTAATAACTCAACTTATTTAGATTCTAATAATAATGTATATTACCCTGAAATATAGATCCTGAGGATAAGAGAACCCCAAGGCCACAATTAAGTAGCTTAATGGCTCTCTTGGCGAATTACCCATCAATATGAGTCCATCGGACATAGAGACTTCAGACTATTCCCTTTACTGCATTAACGCTCTAAAGCTTCACCCCACGTTGCAGTTTTTTTACGTTCGCCAAGCGTTCGTATAAATTCACCGACAGACAAACAACCTTTTCAGTTAAGGCGTAGATAGAATACATAACAATCCTTATCGTTTCAATAACAAATAGTCCTTGTAATAATGTAAAAACGTAGTATACTTCTTTTGTGCTTTCAGACAGCACCGTACCTTTGACCTTCTGGTACGCCAGCCTAACTTCCCCCACGGTTGTTAGGCTTTTTTTTATGGGTGTGAAATAATCCTTATAAGCGCACGAGATAGATCGTTTTCTTCGTGACGATGAACTTATAAAGGGAATGCACCCATGTTTGATTCATTTCCATGAATACTCTATACTTCATTTGTTGATGTTTTTTGTTACCTAACTTTTTCATCAACGTTACATTAACTTTACAGTTAATTTCATACGATGTAGGGCCTCTTAATGAGGCCCTATTTGTGTCTTATGTCCGGGAGGTGGAACTAAGTACACTCTCAATTAAAGTAAAGTTAGGGGGCTTTGCTGTCAATAGCCCAAATATCAGGGCGAAGATCGTGAAGAGGGATAGCAAACTCTAAGGTATGCTTTAACATGGCTTTATGAAGCGCAATAGCACGTAACGCTCCAGGTCGTGTGTGGCCGTTCATTATTTGATATATTACAGATAGGCTAGAACCAGAAGCCTTTGCTACAGCGGATTTCTTACGGGTATCTACACAACCTGTCCACATTTTAAAGCTACGCGGGCAGCTATATTTTGATTTATTTTTCATTCATTTATTATCATAGAGATAAGAAAATTATGCAAGAAGAAATATTAGAGACAAGTTATAAGCTTGTAATTACATCAAATGATGTAGAACATTTAAGAGATCTCTTATCTATAAATTCTACTTTATCTGCGCTTGATACAATAAGAGAGAATGTAAGGAGGACATGGAAATATGGAGAGCATAGTGATGAAACCTTTGAAGCTATTGATAAAATCTACGAAATGATTTGTGACGAAATTGATAATATCCCCAGACGAAGTTTATAGTTGACATAACCTTATCAAAATGATAAGGTTGTCTTGTTTTTAAAAAAAAAGGAGGAAGACAATGGGACTAAATTATTATCAAGAACAATTAGAAATGCTTGCTGACAAGCATAAAGATTCAGACTATGAATTAAACGCTGAGCAAATTGATAAGCTTATTGAGCTTAAGCTTATCAGTGGGAATACACATCGGCTGTTTGATGCTTTAGTTGAATCCGACGAATCGTACAAAATATTTAAATATCTTTCAGAATGTTTTCACCTTGAGGAAAATGGAAGGGTATTTGAAAAAATTCATGCTTCTCATAAACTCTCTAACTTTTTAATTAGCCAGCTTAGAAACTATTGGTATGAATTAATTTGTGAAGATTTTGCCGAAGCTCAATCTGATGCAAGGTGGGCTGAGCGTGATTACTACGGCTACAATGCAGCTTATTTAAATAGGGGATTCAGTAATGGCTATATTATCTCATAAAGTACAACCATTAGGAGAACTTATTCTTAATGAATTATTAAAAAAGGCCCGTGTTATGCCACTAGAAGAGGATGAGCGATTAATGCTAAGGCTCTTAGTTAAAACTCATCCTAGGGGGACCTAAAATGAAGGACATATTAACAACAAAACAACGCATGTCTAACATATCTGACAAACAGGAAGTAAATTGGACTGGTCTTATAGTAAATATAATTTGCTGGGGATCAATAGGATTAATGATACTTACAGCTTTGAGGTGGTAGCTATGTGCAATGAACATCAAGATAATGCACAATGGATGGCGGATAGAATGGGAAAATTAACCGCATCAAGAATGCATTCTGCTATGAAGTGGCTAAAAAATAACAAAGAAAGTAACGAAAGATTCGAATATAAAATGGATGTTGTAACAGAACGACTCACTAACGTTCCAACTGAGTTTTATGTTTCTAACGATATGGTATGGGGTAAAGATAAAGAGGAGGATGCAAAGGAAGCATATATAGAAATAACAGGAAAAAATGTAATTAACGTAGGATTTATAAATCATCCAACAATTGATTATTGTGGCGCAAGTCCAGATGGATTTGTAGAGGATGGGCTAGTAGAAATAAAATGCCCAAAATCTAAAACACATTTAAATTATATCATTGATGATAAGGTACCTGAAAAATATAAAGCTCAAATGATATTACAAATGATGTGCACTGAAAGAAAATGGTGTGATTTTGTATCCTATGACCCAAGATTACCAGAAAACATGCAAATATTCATTAAAAGATATGAGCCTACTGAGCAAGAACTGTTTAAGGTTTCTGAAGAGGCAAATCTCTTTCTAATGGATGTCGAATATATCATTAATAACATTAAAAAATTTGCAGGAGATCATCATGGAAAATGATTCAATTATAGATTCTACAAAGGATGAGTTATCCTTTGTAGGTAACACAAAGGAAGTTATGACGCCATCGCATCCATTTAATAGACTGCGAAAAATAGATCTATCCCGTAAAATAAAAAAGAAATTGGGTCTTAATTACCTCTCTTGGGCAAGTGCCGTCGATGTGCTATTACAAGAAGATCCAGATGCTAACTGGGAATACAAGGAGCATATTGTCTTCCCTGATGGCACCATGATGGTTTTTTGCACAGTTACTGCCTTTAATAAGTCCATGACCGCACATTTACCTGTCATGGACTATAAGAATCGATCGGTAACAAATCCTTCCTCTATGCAAATCAATACTGCAATGCAGCGTTGTTTAGCGAAAGCTGTTGCTCTACACGGTGTTGGATTATATATATACTCAGATGAAGATTTACCTAAAGCTGATCCCGATGTTAAGACAGAATCGCCTATTAAGAAAGCCATAACAGCTGGATACGAAAAGAAAGAAATTACAGATGATGTCGTTTCAGCAATGAAGAGATTTGTATCTAATGGAAAAAAAGAACAGGTGATAAAAAAGTTCGATGATTATGTTATGACAGAAAGCCTAAAGAAACAGATACTAAGCTTTGAAAAAACATAAATAGTAATTCTAGGTATTGGTGTGAATTTATATATATAGCTCTATATAGGAGATGAAAAATTAACAGAAAAAAACTTATTATATTATATAACAAGGCTTATAATGATGTTTTACATAAAACAAAACCACGTGTTGTCAATCGGTTAATTGCTGTAACACCAAATGGAATAGCTCTTAAATATATAAAAGAACATACTCCTGAACTCTGTATGGTTGCAGTAATGCAAGATGGATTAGCTCTTCGATATGTAGAAGAACAAAGACCGGAAATATGCATGGCTGCAGTAAAGCAAAATGGATGGGCTCTCGAGGTTGTTAAAGAACAAACGCCTGAACTCTGTATAGCTGCAGTAAAGCAAAATGGATGGGCTCTACAATTTGTAAGAAACCAAACCTCGGAAATATGCTTGTCTGCTGTAATACAAAATGGAAGAACTCTCCAACTTGTTAAAGAAAAAACTCTGGAACTATGCTTAGCTGCTGTAATGCAAAATGGATGGGCCCTACAACTTGTAAAAAACAAAGCTCCTGAACTCTGTATGGCTGCAGTTATGCAAAATGGAAGAACTCTACAACTTGTTAAAGAAAAAACA